TGCACCCTTAAGGGCGATAGACGCGAACCCTTCCTCGTTGCTGGAAGGAGAAGCCGGACCAGTGTAGCCGCCGCCGACGAGTGCGTCCTCGCGGGCGGTACGGTCGACACCACCCTCATTGGTCTGGGCGACACCGTTTAGGCCACCAACGCGGACTGCCTGGCCCGAAAGGGTACCAGCGGGAACGGGAAGCGACAGGTAATCGGCATCCTTGTAAACTAGGTTCTTAGCCATTACTTGCCCTTCTTCTTCCATGCGCTAGGTAGCGCAATCTCTTCCTTGGCCGACTCTTCGACCTCGGCTGACTCTTCGACGCCCTCAACCTCTGCGGCCTTGTTAGCCGAAAGGTAAGCCTTCTCAGACTCGATTAGCTCAGCAAGAGTCTTCTTGCCCTTGGCAGCCTCAAAGCGCTCAAGCACGCGCTCGGTTGCAGCCTCGGAAAGCTCAGCGGCGGCAAGTTCCTTAGCGACCTCTAGGGGGTTGACGGCAGTCTCTTCGACCTGCTTCTCTTCCTTGGGCTTCAGAGACTCGACAAGCGACGTAAGAGCCGCTGTCTGAGCATCGGAAGAAGCCTTAAGACCCTCTAGAAGCTCTTTAGTAGCTTCATCCATTACTTGCCTTCCTTCTTCATTTTCCGAGACTACCTCGGTTTCATCAGTAGCCGATTCTAGGATCGTTACTAGTTTACCACCAGCGCCAGCCTTCATTACAAAGTCAGCGCTGCGTGCCTTCAGTAGTTGCTTGACAACCGGCACGGACTTGCCGTTGATTGTCTCTTCTACTGTGCGAGCCTGTGCCCGAATCGAAATGCCGATCTTATCTTTCAGCGCTTTGATTGTGGGGGCTTGATGCTCGAAAACTTCGATTTCGGCGTAGAGGCCGTCACCGTCGTAGTATGCGTCTTCGGCTAGCTCACCGGCATAATCCTGAATCCGACCAAAGGGCTGCTGTAGGCGCTCTTCGGGGGTTTGGTGATTGAGATACATTGGCGTGCCCTTGACGAATAGCTTGGGGCCGTCGCGCAATAGTGTCTCTGCCGGGTAGTAGCCTGAAGAACCTAGGCGGTCGCCCTCAATGAGGCGCACCTTCCAGCGCTTACCAGTCGGCTCACCGACCAGCGCGCTCTCTTCAACTAGCTCTACGTTTTCCATCAGTAACTATCATATCACACGTTTTGTACTAGCTGTTTTTCGAGTCGGCCTTGCGGTTCTGACGAGCCGAGTTTGCAGTGGACTGCGCCCCGCCCTTGCCAGAGATTCCGCCAGAGTTGCCCTGAGAAGCCACCACAGACGCCTTAGCTTCGCTTTCAGCGTTAGCTTGCTGCTGAGCCTGCTCAAACGCCTTGTCGGCCTTCTGCTCGTCGTACTGGTTCTGTAGGTCGTCAGCCGGGTCAGGAAGCTCGTCCCAAGGCTTGAACGGCGCAATACCAAACACGTCGATCATTTCCTTGCGTGCTTCTTCCTTGTACAGCACGCCAGCCTCAACACCAAGGGTGAGAGCAGTTGTGCGGTCCTTAGTCGAGTCGTTGTAAATCTGCGGCCACGTAACAACAGGCTCTTCCACTTCCCAGAACTTGAATAGCTCTAGGAAGCTTTCTGTGTGAAGCTGCTGACGCGACTCCATAGCCTTCAGTGTCGGTAGGTCAAGGCTCTCAGCGGCAGAGCGGTTGGCAGTGCCAGCGTCAGAGGTAATAACGACCATGCTGACTTCCAGCCCGGAAGCGATAGCGCTGGCAAGCGGCGCACCCTTTGAGAAGTCAATGCTGGAAGCATTAGTTGCCAGGGGAGCCATTTCGACGCCACCACCACCAAGCATAGTGCCACCCACGTCGCGTAGCTCACCGGTCATTGGATCACGGCTAGGCGGTGCCATAAGCTGTGAGGCAATACCGGGACCAGCCTGACCGGAAGGGAGCTTGACTTGCCAGGCTAGTCGGCTGTAAGCTTTGACCAGCGTGGCGTTGTCCTCAAGGTATTCCTTGTACGCCTTGGCCCAGAAAATGACAGGCATAATGTCGGGTACACCCCAACGCCAACCGACCTGCTTATTGACAGTCTCGTGCTGAATCACAAAGTTCTGATCCACGCCTGCCTTGCCCCAGCGACGGGGCAAAGCCTTGGACTGCTTTTCCAGCTTCAGGGCATACTGCATTGACGGGTACCAGCGAACGTTGTTCTTGGTAACCTGCTCGCCAGTGGTGCCATTAGTGGTGACGACACTCCACTCGCGCTTGTAATACCAAATGTCTTCTTTGTCGTCAGGGTTTGACACACTGCCGGTAATTTGGTCAAGCACGATGCGGAATGACGTTTCTCCGTCGTCGCGGGCCTCACTACGGGGGTGAGCCAAAAACAGGTTGCCGTCCGTGGCAAGCACACGCTCGCGCTCTTCGAAAGCCTGAGGGCTGAACAGTCGACGGCGATTGTCGTCTACAATGTCCTGCGCGTTCTCGATCTTGTCAAACGATACGCCCTTGCCCCACACATAGCTAATGCGAGCATTCACACCGCGCTTAACGAACGGGTTCATGGCGTTCATCGCACGGGAGGTCGCAGCTACTTGCTTGACAGTCTTGAGCGGGATTTCGCTGGCGTCGTCTTCACTGAGGCCGGTAATCTCTTTTGTGCCTCGGCGGTCAAAGGCGTCGCTAATGCGGAGCAAGTCCTCGGAAAGCTCTTCGACTTTTCCTAGGAGATAATCCTGCTCTTCCACCAGTCGGGTATTTTGGATCGCCAAACCGGTGTACTCTGTCACAGCTTGTGCCTCACGGCCAAAGTCGAATAGTCCCACGTTATACTTTCGTGTCGTTGTTAGTACGGGCCGAATTCCAGGTCACGCACCATGCCCAATAGCTCGGCGGCGTCAATGCTGAACCGGTCCCCCGGGGCCATAGACCCGAACGGTGTATTGTTCAGTGTCTCCATGTTGGCGCTAGCATAAACTGCCGCGTCAGCAAAGTCAGGAGACTTAAGCCCTCTGGCCCTCATGTCGTCCTTAGACTCAATCTGTAGAGCCTGTAGACGGTTTTTGAAGTGATATTGCACCATGCCTAGCTCGTCTGCTAGAATCTGGTCTTTTTCGTCAATATCAATCTTACCATTAAACATGCGCTCCCGTAGGTCATCGTACCAGTACGCTCTCGCGTTGGCCCAACGGAACCGGTCAGGGCTTGCCGCGTTACCCTTCATGGCGATAACAGAGTACGTTGTCTCGGCTAGGCGGGTAACCATTTCGGTAATCGGCCCACCTAGGCCGGTGGAGTCGATTCGTACCTCTGTCGCGCCGACGTTGATAGATTCTTGGTGAATCCACCTAGCTGTCTCTTCACCTGTGCCCTTAGCCATCTTGGCGATAAAGCGTACCTGACCGCCCTGGTTGACATAAATGGTCGAGTAGTCGGGACCGAACCCGGCAACGTCGACACCCATGATTACGGGGTCGTTGCCTAGCGGGATCAGTACAGTGTCTTGGCCCTTGTAGATTGTGCCAATGTTGAATAGAGTGTTGCTGGACTGGTCCGGGAACTCGCCCAGAACCTTTGATTTCCAAATGGGGGAGTCTTCGCCCCACGACAGGCGCTTTTCTTCTACCCAGTCGTGCTGGATAAGGTACGGGCGTAGCGAGTCGTCAATGTCTTTGTCTAGCTCGGCGCGCTCGTTCCACTGGTACTTAGCGCAGTCCTCGCAGAATGCGGGCTTGTGCCCCAGGTGGTTGATGCTGAAGTTCGGGCTGTCAAAGGCGCTGATGCCGATTTTGTTCCACGTGGGGTCTTTTCTAAAGATTTCACCCATTTCGGTAACCGGGTCGTCAGGGTTACCTACCGCCAGCACACGGGCGTCACCCGTGTTGGTAATGGCTTCGACGGCGTTGTAGAGTCCTTTGTTGATCCCACACGCTTCGTCAATGACTGCTAGCACATAACGACGGTGAATACCCTGGAATGCGTGCTGGTTTCCGTCAGCGGGCTTACGGCCAAAGCCAAGCAACTGTCCTTCGTCGCTTTTCCACTCGTCGCCCTGGGTGACGTACCCGGGCAGCTTCATGGGGCTTAGGCCGTCTTCGTAGCGCTGCTTAGCGTTGGCGTGGTGCTTGCGGATTTCTTCCCACAGAATGGCGTTTACCTGGGCATATGTGGGGGCGGTGCTGACAGCAATGGCGCTACCGATGGGGCGGGTAGCCACCCACCAGCACACTAGCACGGAGGAAGTCAAGGACTTGCCCGAACCGTGGCAAGAGCGTACAATGGTGTGCTTGTTGTCCTGTACGGACTGCACCATTTCTCGCTGCTTGCTCCACAGTTCGATGCCGAGTACGTCCTTAGCAAAGGCTACAGGGTCGTTGAAGTAACCGCTGATCTTCGATTTCATTTCGAATTCAGCGATAGCCCTGTCAAAGACTCCGTTGGTTACTTCATCGAGTACAGCCATTTACTTTCCCGTCAGGTTTCTCACTACTTGTACTGCTTCGTGCAACTTATCCCGCTCGATGCCCGCCTCGTGCAAAATCAGCACAATGTCCATAACTTCTGCTCGGTGCAGCATAATGCTAGCCCCA